TACTAGTACCCATGTTAACCCATTACCTGTTACAGATGATGGTGATGAAGCAACAGTGGCATGTGTTGTTGTTACAGTCGCTAGTACTAGTGCGTCACCTGTTGGTGTAATAGAAGAAGTTGAAAAACTTGTTCCAGACGACTCTTCTAGTAATAATGTTAATGCTGTATTAGCAATTGCCATAGTTTTACACCAGTGTTATAGAGGTTATGACATCCTGTAAAAGCGTATTAAGTGTACTTACTGGTGCGGCACCTGTATTAAAGTTATTATAAGTTTTGTTGTATGCAGCATCATATTGATATACACTCCAATAAGTGTTTGTTCCTAATACTGTCAATATGTGATTTAGCACAGCTTTCATTTTAACAACTAAAGCTGCAATCTCTGTGTCTATAGCATAATTATTATCATCATATTGTGATTTAGCTTCCGCTATTACATCTGCCCTTATTGATATTCTTTCAAAAAAGGTTATTATGCTTGAGTAGTGGTCAATTAATTTTTCGAGTTGGATAACGGATATTGTAGCATTGTTATTAATGACATTAATTGCAAAATTAGCATCATTAATAACTTGTTTAGCTTTTCCGTCTAACTCTAGAATGGCGCTGTCTAGCCGTTCATTATTGACTAATACGGCCATTACGCGTTACCGATTGTGATATCGAATTGAGTAATAGAAACTGTTGCACCGATAACGATGGAAACAGTATTTAAATTTAGATCTGAACCAGATGTACCAACATCTCCGTCCATAATGTGAGTTCCAGCTGACTGAGTTAATACTCTGAACCATGTTGCTGTTCCAGTAGCGTCTGCTGCTGAGTCGTCTGTGATTGCTGCACCTACGATTACGCCAGATGCTGCTGCTGCGAATGATGCAGCTGAGAATGTTAGTGTTGCTAACAGAACCTGTGTAGTTACTGCACCACCAGTAGCAGGACGACCTGTACCAGTACTATCATAGATTTCTATGATTGCTGCTGTTCCCGCATCCATCTCTGTTGTGATTGCGTCTGCTTTTGCGTTACGTACTGCTACGCTATATCCTAATGCCATTTTGTATTCCTCTTTTTATTTATATTTTAAAATTGATAATCTAGTATAGATTATCTTGTAACTCCACCGATTATAGAGACTACGCCTTCTATAAGTCTGTTTACATCATCTGGATCACCAGCATTATATAATTCTAAATCATAAACGCCTGTTTCTATTGATAATGCATCTGTATCCGTTGCACCTATAATTAAATCTATTCTTCCAGTTTCCGCACCATCTTCTAGTAATATTCTACTATTTGTAGTAGTTAATTCTAGTACGAAGCCTACATCACCTATTTGTTCGCGAATATGCATTCTGGCTGATAAGCCTGCTAATGATATTGCTGTTTTTGTGCTATCACGCCAAATGAATGTTTTGTAATATTTAGCACCTTTCTCTATTGTTAAGTTGATTTTAGCTGCTGGCATTTGACTACCTCGCTAGTAACATGCAATCTAGGTCCGTTGTACCATCTCCTGCAGTAACATTTGGTCTATAGTAAAGTGCTATGTCTCTTACTGTTAAGAAGCCCGCTGCTGTTAGTGAGATTGCTGATCCTGTGCTATCTAGTAGTGTTGTCCACGCAGTGCCATCAAGGCTGCCTTCTAGTACAATAGTACCACCTGCGCCGAACGTTCCAGATACCTGAACAGTAGCAAATCTGTTGCTACTATTTGTATAAATATCACCAGTATCGCCGTTTAACATAGTTGACCATGTTAATACAATATCTCGATTACTCTGTTTCTTCGTTGTTGCTACAATTACTGCCATTTTTAACTCCCTATTGTATCTACATTATATGAATGTGTATACATTGCATATCTTAATGCGTCTGGTAAATGTGAATGTAAGTGACTAGGTCTTTCATTAAGTAAGCCTATTTTATCATCCCATACATAATTATCTAATGCGTTTAGTAGTTCAGTACAGGACTTATCTATATATAACCTGTCATGTTCTATCATACTACTAACATACCCAACTCCATCCAATACTGACTTCTTAGCATTTACTGTTGTTATATCGTAATCGTATGCTAAATCATATCGTGTTTGTTGTGCTGCTGAATCAATATATATAAAGTCTATATCATACTCATCTATTAGTTCTTGCAATGCTTTAGCATAATCAGAAGTCGCTGCTTCCTTATGGTAATATTCGCCTAGTGCGTACCAGTCATGCCCGTCTGTTGCAAGGACAACGATTGCTGTTGGATCTCTGAAACCCATATCCATACCAGCTATTACATCTAATATTTCTAGTTTTGAGACATCAATATCAACAACGTTAGCTTTATTAATGTTCCAGATCTGACCTTGCATCGCAATGAAGTCGCCTTCATATTCTTGTGCAAACTCTGCTGTACTCATTGACTTTCTAGCGTCTTCTATATCTTCTGGGTTAGATCTTGGATTATCTGCGTATGTACTGTGTATAGACGCCCATTTAGGGTACTTGTCACTAAACCCGCGTTTGTAGAAATCATAGAACCAGTTCTTACCACGAGGAGTAGATATAAAGATACATTTACTATTTGGTTTATCTAGTGTTGGTCGTAGTTGAATGTTGAAAGCTTTTTCACCATCGTTGTTTAATGCACACTCATCGAATATGATTAAATCGTAGCTACGTCCTACTACACTATCCACTTGCGTAACAGAACCAACTCTTATAGTAGATTCATTAGCAAGCTCAATTATCTTGTCTTTAGCGTTACTTTTAGTAAGTTCAATATCAAACGTATTTATTAATTTACGTTGTATGTCCCAGCTTACAGCCGAAAGGCTGTAGTTTGGGGCTATAACCAGTATATTCATACCGGGAACTAAAGTAACTAAATGACCAATTATATTAGATATTAAACTCTTACCTGTACGTCTAGCTAGTACAGCGGTTACAAATCTATATCTTGGGTCTTGAATTGCGTTTATAAGTGCTATTTGTGGGGGTACTGGTGTAATTCCAAGTAGTTCTACGTATTTCTCAATAGGTAGTTTAATAAATCGTTCTTCTTGTGTAAACTCAGTTAGCTCCGTGCCACTAATGTCTTCCCTGCTTATATCCATATTTAGCCTTCATCATCCCCTGTTAAATTCTTAAGAAGGTTAGTATAATTCTGGCCAAATTCAGCTTTAATGTTATTTTGTACGTTAGTTTGATTTAGCACGGGGGTAGCTTTATTTTCTGCTTGTATCACTTTAACTTCGTCCATACGCATTTTATGCACCATGACAAGTAAATCAGCGATATCCTTAGTAGATGACATCTCAGCTTCCTCTAATTCTTCTAGTTTTTTCTCAATAATATCAGTCATTGCCTGCGCAATCTTACCGCGATTAAAGTACCCCTGCTCTAAAAATACAGTATCAATATACTTTTTAGCTTCGCGTTTATTTAAGTATTGAATTACTTTTTCACGAGGCATACGCAGTTGATTTGATGTAGCACCTATATCATTGGTCATCAAATAATTATTTACTACTACTAACACTTCTGGTGCAAGCTTAACTCCTTCTTCAGCACTTAATAAATCCGTACCCATTACATATTTCTCCTATTATTTTATTATTATATCAAAAAAATTGCTGTATGTCTAGCCTAAAAGTTAAAAATTTTACATATCTAAATTTATATTGTTACAAAGTTTCAAATATCGATCAAGCAACTAAAAAATAATACTTGACATTCTAGTTAAATGCGAGTATAATTACTTAAATAATTAGAGAAATAATATAAAAAGGAGAAGGTAATGGGTTTTAATTTAGTGGCATTTTTTGAAGAGTTAAACTTAATAATAAATAATACGGAGTATAGTGAAGCTGAAAGACTAGAAGCTATAGCAGCAGAAGTTACGTGGCAACAAAAATATGCTTTGCAATGTGGTCAGATATGAGTAAAATAACAGTAGCAGATCATGGATTTGAAAAGGGTGATATTCTTGAGGTTAAAGTACATAATAGCTTCTGGAAGGTTTTATGGCACTGGGTAGCAAGAAAGGATTTAAAGAGAAGTACTAAAT